TCATCAAAGCAAAATTACTATGCCTATCGTGATTACCACACATAAATACTACTTGTACAGGAGAAACAGCACGAAGCATTTCGATATGTTCTCTCGCTAACTCACAACCACCCATAAGAATCTGTGCCGGAGATGCGGCCATATCTTGTGGTGTACCTTTTGTAGTAGTACCTACGTCATTATCTATGTGAAACCAATCAGAACCCGCAGTTACTATAATCTTTTCCGGTCTACTAGGTAATCTTGAAATTAGGTTGTTAGTTCTGTCAATAAGTCTTGAACGTGCTTCGTCAAGGTCGTATTCTTCGCCAACCTCATCTTTCCACCCATATTTACCGTAGTGTAAGTCTGTTGGAGAAATAACTACTGCGTAATTACCGTTTTCTGTCATTTTGATTCTGTTTTTCGTACTTGTTTTAACTTTTGGGATTAAACTACGGAACTCATTAAGAATTGTTTCGCTAAATGCTCTATATGAGTTAGCATCCTTCTCTATTTCCGCCCAACGCCTACTTTCTGCCTTTTCTGCTACTTGCATACGCCTAACAGCAAGAGTTTCCTTAACTAAATCATCTGTTGTCTTTTGCATAACTTCTTCATCGGTAAAAATATCCATACCGTGATTCCACTCGTTTGCCTTTACATATTCTTTTACCCATCCAGTAGGTAATCCGTACTTTCTTGACAAATCTGTTATAGTAAGTCCGTTACCGTCATCCGAGTAATCTTTTTTCATGTTTCTATGCTTATCGCCATCAATAGCAATCATTTGACCGCCTAAACCTTCTAATACTGTTAGATAAGTGTCGTTTGCCTTATCATAGTAAACTTTTATCTTATTTACAGAGACTTCTTGTATAGCAACATTCCTAAAGTCATTTCCTTGTTTGACCCACCGTTGTATTCTACATCTCCAACTGTTTACCGAGCATTGAGGCTCAACTTCGTGCAAAAACCGAGCAAACTCGGAGTTGCTTTTGAAAGTTCTATCGTTAGCGTATTTTTCTATGAGGTCGTACCCCCCTTGATACCTTGCCATTGATATTAGGCTGCTCATACCGTCTTATAATACTTATTTAATTTTATAATTTATGTTGTTTACAAAATAAAAAAAACGTGGTACTGCAAGCCTGTTTTGGAATTAATTTATTTTTTCTTTAGTATGGGATAGCAGCCGCCCTGTCTGATAACTAATCTATTACTAATTTAACTCATCTATGTTATAGAAGAAATAAAATAAATAGAAGAAATTGCCGCAGTATCACGTTTTATTAATTTTGTAGAATATCGAAAAAATAAAAAAAATAAGCAAAATTATCAAAAAGTGTTATAAAACGGGGTAAAACTGGTTAATATATGGCGGAGCGAAGTTTGTGGCAAAGATTAACAGGAAGTGTAGAAAAAACAGAAGAACCACAAAGAATAACTTTGCCTACTAACCAAAAGTTTTCAGCGATAGCGGGAATACCCGATATTGTAAGAGATACGGAAAAACTAAGACAGGACAGCAAGTTTGACAATGAGTTTGATTTGTATGACCTTATGTTAAAGTTAGACCCAGAATTGAATGGTGCGGTACGTGCAGTATCTCTTACGGCAAATAATTATGAAATAAATTACTCTAAAGGTAGAAACGCACAAATCCGTAATGCAATACAGACTTTAGTAGAAGATACTCTTGATTTTGACGACATTATGATTAATGCTATGCGTAATATGATGGTATATGGTAATGACATAAACAAAATAGTAGGTAAACAAGGTGTAGGTGTAACAGCACTACAAAGTTTACCCGTAAAACAAATTACCATAGTTGATGAAAGAGGCGGTGTAGGTTCTTATTTCGTAGCAGATGAAGATAACCCTATCATTAACGCAAGAACATATATAATGCGTGAAACATCCCCATACGAAGTTGCTATATCTGCAAAAGAGATATTACACGTCAAAGTTGATTTCCGTTCTAATTGGTTTACAGATAACAAAGGCAGAAAGACATATGGTATATGGGGTGCATCAAGATTTAGCAGTCTAAAGCAAGCAATACGTATGAAATACAACAGCATGAACAATCGTATATCTTTAGAGGATGCTATGACTAAACAATACATTACTATTGACAAATCTGCTATCGAACACATACAAGACCCTGTTGAACAATCACAAAGACTATCATTTATTATGGATGAGGTCATCAGTTTGTTTTCCGGTTTAAGAGGCGACCAAATACCTGTATTGCCGCATTACGTTAATTTACACCACGTTGATTTGGGTAACACAATGCCTAATAGTGCTGACTTCCTAGACAGTATAAACGCTGATATTGCGGCTGTACTACAAGTACCTAGAGTCGCAGCAGGTCAAGAACGTGGTTCGACATTCGCAGCAACATTCAATGCTAACCTTTGGGCCGTACAAGCAATTAGCCGTATGCACAAAATACTAGCGGAATCTGCTATGCAACTATTTATGATGCACCTAGACTTACTAGGTATAACATATAGAAGGCAAGACCTACCTACTATTAAGTTTGACGCTATGGATATGGAGTCTCCACTTAATGTTATGCAAAGAGTAACTATGGGTTACGATGGTGGTCTACTTACACTTAACCAATCTCTTGATATTCTAAACTTACCACAAGTAGGAAAAGAAGGCGACGAAAGAAAAAGTGTCGATAAACCTGCAAATGTAGGAAGTCTACCTAGAGAAAATGAACAAGAAAGCGCACCTAGTGAGGAAGATATATGAACGCTGAAATACAATTTGCTATCTACAGCCTAATTTTGGCTGCTTTTGGTGCGGTTTCAGCAATAATACTTAAAAGACACCCGACACAACGTGATGATATGTCCGGTATGAAACAGACTAATCCTAATGAAACTCTTATGCTTACTTTTGGTATGGGTGTCGTTATGGCTTGGGTAGTTATTGCTGCCACAGCATCTTACTTTAGTATCGTAGAACAGCGTGAGATTTCGGATTCACAACTAACAGTTATTGGTCTATTAGGTGGTCCGGCACTTCTTATCATAACTAGCGTACTAGATTTATTTAAGGGTAAAGAAAGTGCTAAGATTGCAGTATTGCCCGATAGACTATCTGCTGACGTAAATGCCGTAGATGCTGAAAAAACACACACTCGTATGCTTGAAGAATACAAACTAAAGCATGACTTAGAAATGGAAAAGATGCAAAAACAACATACATTAGATATGGAAGCGTTTACTGTTACTAAAGGCGGCAAAAAGTAAATAATCATAAATCACTAATATGACTTAGTGTATATGACTCTCAACGAAGTATGCCTTATACTTGTCTTTATCGTTATCGCTGCTATGGCTCTTGATACGGAAAAGTGGGGCTAATGGATAAAGACGCTGCCATAGAAAAGTCAATAGCAGTATTGATGGTTTGTTTTTTTATAGTACCTTTTACTGCACCTGCTTACGAAAACAGTCCATTCTATGAACCTAACACAATTACTTGTACAACAGTTAGCGGTGAGATAATAGAAAAGGAGCCATTCTACATTATAGTAAGGGTAGAAGATAACTACACTTATGTTAGTGAGGACTTTAAGGTATATGTAAGTCCTAAAGCATACTATAATTACAGCATAGGTGATACTCACATAGAACCTATTTGTACTTTAAATGATTATTCTATCTACAAAGATTTGATAGAAAGTTTGAAACAATCCGGTATATTAGAATAGATTAATAAGACAAACCCAAAATTGGTTAGCCATGTCGTGTGGGTGCGGTTGTAGCGGTGAAGTAGTTGCCTATGAAGAATGGGATGAAGAAGATGTTTCGGCAGCAGAGTATCAAGGCCGACAAGTTACCCTTAACAAACCTTTTAGAACTAAAGGTGGACCCAAAAAGTTTGCAGTATATACTAAAAATGGTAGTGGGAACGTAGTCATAGTAAGGTTTGGCGACCCTAATATGGAAATCAAGAGAGATGACCCAGAAAGAAGAAAGTCATTTCGTGCAAGACATAACTGTAAAACACCCGGACCAAAATGGAAGGCAAGATATTGGTCTTGCAGACAATGGCGTGGTGGCACAAAAGTAGAAGCAGAAGATGGTACTCCATGCGGCTGCGGTTGTAATGATGAGGATGTAGAGGCTAAAGATGCTGATGACCCATGCACATCGGGTTACGAACAATACGGAATGAAAATGAAAAACGGTAGAAAAGTACCTAACTGCATTCCTATTAAGAAAAAGGCAGAGGCAGCATACGACGTTTGTTCTTCTTGTATGACACAAGAAAAATGTGCATCTCATGGCAAATGTATGAGTGTTGCTTACATAGAGGACCCCGAACCTTCAATGGAAAAGGCTTTGAAACAAGCAGAAGAAGCAATAGCAGTATTAGTAGAACCTAATAGTACCGAAACACATGAAGAGTTTATGGGTAGATGTATGGGTAACAGTAAAATGAACGAAGAGTTTCCCGATGAAGAACAAAGATATGCTGTCTGTATGAAACAACACGAAGGACATGATTTTAAGACAGAAGCAGATTATGATGATAAGAAAAAGAAAAAATATGCTTCTGAATGCGGTGTAGGTGAAGAAATGATTGATGGTGAATGCAGAAGAGTAGCAGTTACATTAGATTTAGATTTTGATGAGGTAGAAGCAATAGTAGAAGCATCTACTGGAAACACCGTTATAGAAATAAGAGGTGTTGCATTCCACGAAGGTATGAATAAAAACAAGTGGGCTTTAACAGAAGAGGGCGCAAAATTAGTAGCAGAACAAATGAAAGGTGCAGACTTAACACTAAATCATCCGGCAGCAAGCCAACATGGTAGCGGATTTACAAGAAACATGGATGGTGGAGTAGAAGAAGCAGTTGTAGGATATATCAAAGGAGCAACATTCCACAAAACAGTAAGTAGTGGATATGAAGTTAGGTATGTAGCACACGTTGTAAGAACAGAATTGTTTGATGCTTTAGAGTCCGGCCTATGGTCTAGGGAGAACGACGGAGTATTAATAGGTGGTAGTGGCGTACCTGTCGAAGCATCGGAAGATGGTATGTTGTTTGGAGAAGATTTTAAGTTCGACCACCTTGCTATCGTACATAAACCGGCATATGAACGTGCTACAATAGATTCTATAAGAAAAATACAAGCGAGTGAGGTCGAAGCAACCTTTATAGGACATTCACAATCTGACACAGACCACAAACAGGTGAATAAAATGAGCCAAGAAGAAAATACAATAGATTACGAAGCAGAAATTGAAGCACTTAAGGCTTCCCTCGTATTAGCCAATTCAAGAGTTGGTGAGTTTGAGGCAAAAGAAGAAGCAAGAGTAGAGGCAGCACGTCAAACTCTTGTTGATGAGGCAACAGAACTAGGAATGTCTGGACACGAAGATTTGTCATCAGACACACTAACTTCTCTAATTGCTTCATGGAATGAGGCTCATCCTCAACCAACAGAAGTAGAAATGGCTCCTGTTGAATCAGTTGAGAAGCCTGTTGAAGAAGCAATCGCTTCTGAATCCGTTAGCAAAGTAGCAAACTACTTGAACGGAAAAATCGTAGAAAATGATGAGGACCTATATGCTAGAGCATGGAACGCATGGGCCGGAGCATGGAACAAAACACTCGCAGTTGGTGAAGGAGACAGAATGAAAGCACCAACATACGATACAATAAAGGAGATGAGATAAAATGGTAGCATATAGTGGTAACGACCCAGTAACAGTAGTAGATATAGCAGAAACTTTCGCAAGCAAAGGACTTTTAGTTAAGTACGGAGCAGCCGGAATATTAATGACAGCATCAGTAACAGATACACCAATCGGTTACACAATGGCTGAATCAAGCCGTGATGCAGACCAAGCATTAGAAGCAGCAGGTACAGGAACAGTTTCAGTAGTTCCTTTAGATGGTATTTGCTACCTAAAACTCGCAAACGCAATTGCAGCACCAAAGTTCGGTATTTCAATTTACGTTTCACAAACAGCAGACGAAAACGGTTGTGTTGATGACGATTCATCTAACTCAGCAGTATTCGTTGGTTACTACTTCGGTGGAGAAGCAGCGTTGTCTGCGGGAGATTTCATTCCTGTATCTTGTTAGATATAGTAAATAATTGAGGTGAATAAAATGGTGAACAATACATTAGAAGAAATATTAAACGTAGAAGCAGCAACAGGCCCGTTCTCAGTAGGAGATGCGGTTTTAGAACAAACTCTAAGAGACTTTATTCAATTGCAGTCTAACACAATTGCTATCGCAACTAACTTAGTCGGTGTTAGAACCGTTCCTTGGTTAGAGTTCAAATGGTACACAGGTGTTACTGGTACATTCTCTTACCCAATTGATGACGTTGCACTAACCGACCCAACAAACATCGGTACAGCAAACTACACAGTTAAACTTGAAAAAGGACAAGGCCGTGTTACTTTCCTAGATGCAGTACGTCTACGTGGTGAATCTTTCGAGAACATTGACAGGCAACAAATGGCTGTTGTAAGAGGTCGTGCAGACTTAATAGACAACCACATCCTAACAAAATTGATGGCAGGTAACGGTCAATCACAAGCAGCAACTTCAACCTTCGGTAGTGCTTCGGCAGACGAAGAAAAAGATTTGCTAGATGCTATGGACTTAATCTTTGCTAACGCAAAGGTTAGCGGTAGTGAGCCAATGGCTCTAGTACTACCTGCTGACAAGAGAAGTGCTATGCTTAACACAACTCTTTACGGAAACGTAGTTGAGTCTCTACAACAACACTTGGGTAGAATCGCAAACCTAACAATCTATTACACAAGAGATTACGGAGCAGGTAGCGCATTGGTAAACGATGGTCTACTATTAATTCCGGGTGCAGAAACAGCAGAGTTCTTTACATACAACGGACCGGGATTCCAAGAGACTGAATTAACACGTCTACCGGGAGTCGGTTTTGACTGGCTATTAACATCCTACATGGGTAGCGTTATCCACGAACACCAAGATGGAGCAGCAGCAGGTAAGAACAACCGAATCTGTAAGATTACAGGCGTAAGGGCTTAAGGGGGCTAAAATAAATGCCTATTAACCGTAAGTTACAAAACCTAATGACTGGTATTAATACCAAGCAAGTCTCTAATGGTGGAACAGGTGGGTCTATACCTATCCTTTACAAAATAGCAGTAGATGGTGGAGCAACAGAAAGCGTTTCGGTTACTGTAGACCGTAATCTTGAAGTTGTTGATGTATGGTGTCATCTTTTAGCAGATGGCGGAAACAACGCTAACAGCCTACAAGTTCTTAACGGAACTGACGCTATTACTGATGCTTTCGTAACTGGAACAGCAGGTGACAAAGATGTCGTAAGATGTGGTGAGATAGATGATTCTTACTACAAGATTAGTGCAGGTGGTACTCTTAAAGTAACATCTACATCCTCTGATGACACAGCACCGGCAGTCCATGTTTTCGTGCTAGGATATTCAAACCCTTGAACATAAAAGGTGAATAAATGACTGAAAAAAAGGTCGCTAAGGCGAAGCCAAAGAAACCTTCTAAGGCTAAACTAGCATCTGCGTTGAAAGAAGCAGGTATTCCGTTACCCGAAAGTGGTAGCATAGAAGAAATGCAATTCAGATTAGATAATTATTTGCCCGGACCGGGATGGTTAGTTAGAGCGCATAAGAATGGTGGTAGACGATATGCTAATCACCCTATGTCGTTACTAACTAGAGATGCTAAACAACCTTATTGGATTCCAAATAGCGAAATGGCGCAAAAAATTATTGCTACAAAATTAGTATTAGTACTAGGTAGAGCAACCAAACCTTCATCAAACAATATAGTGCTTGACGTACCGTTAGATTACATGGAGAGGTTCGGAAATGGCAGTAACAACAGATAATATTAGGGATTTACTTAACAGACCTAGAGGTCTAAACAATGGTACAATCAATGAATATATTACTATCAGAACAGCAGAAGTAAACAAAAAAGCAAGGGTAGCAGAGTATTTTGGTGTAGACACAACTGGCGCACCTACTGATACCTTAAAAGAAAGTGCAATAAAGTTTTTAGTGTGTGTAGATTGTTTAAGAGTATTGATAGATACTATACCTGCTGTATTCCCCGAAAAAGAACAAGGTACATCTGACATTCGATACAACAAACAATTAGCGTCTTTTGAGAAATCAGCACAAGACGCTTTAGCAGCGATAGAAGAGAAGGGTGGTAGTGCGTTTAAATCGGGAACAACAACATCGAGAGTTAGTGGAACAACAACTGGCTCGCAATTGTCCGGCTCTCTTTATCACGATTAAAGAGGGTGAAACATGGCAGATTATTGGTGGGTTGGCGGTACTTCTACAAATCCCGAAACCCCTGCTAATTGGTCTACAACTTCAAACGGTTCTTCACTAGCAAGCAGCCTTCCGGCTGATTGGTTAGATACAGGAAATGACGATAATCTTTATTTTACATCTGTTGCATCTGATGATTGCGTTTTTGGTGCAAACACAGTATATTTAAATCTTGTTACAATAGATTCTACATTCGATGAATTATTTAATGTTAGTGCCTCTACTGTTATTTTTGAAGCAGGGTTAATTATTGCTAAAGCCGGATGCGTTAAAGATAACACGGGTACAACTTGGACTTTTACAGGTACACCACCTTTTTCAATAGGTGATAGTGCCGCAAATCAAACAGCCAACAGACTTTACATACAGTATGAAGCAAACACAAGTATATGGAATGGTGATAATGGAGAGCCACACGCTAATACTATAATAACATTTACATTACCTTCCGGTGGTGTAATGACTTTAGTAGACGGTAAATATCCTAAAGTTACATTGGCTACTGCATCCGGTAGTGCTACATTCAGTCCCGAACACACATATACAAGACTAGGTGCGGCATGGAACACATACGGTTCAGTAGATATTGGTAACTTTGTAGTTCCTTCTACCGTAAAAGTAAGTCCTAAAACAATTGATACAGATGATTTATCAAAAATATTTAAGTTACAGGGTACTATTAGCATAGCACATGAGGAATATAATTGGGGTAATACTACTGTACATTATACCGCTACTTCTAGTAACCAAGTTTTACCTGTAAACGGAGATACAAACTACGGTAATTCTACAACAAAAAAGTTTAACGCTAAATATAACAAAGTAGTTATAGAAGCATCTACACACGATTGGATTATATCTGATGGTCGTACACTAACGTGTAATGAATTAGTTATAGAAACTGATGGTACATTATACGGTCCATATTCACAATCTAAACAAAGTGCAGATATACACACGGTAAAAAGACCTACTATAAAGGGAGATTGGAACTTCTCTCAAGTATCTGACGGTATTTATCGCAGTAGAAACACACCACCTTCAACTTCTGTCGTAGAGGGGGGTACAGGAAGAGAGTTTATTACTAAAGATGCAATATTAGTGGGGCAGGGACACGATGATATGACAATCTTAGCCGCAGGTTCAGAGGGTACAGTACTTACAATAAGTAGCGGTACACCTACTTGGGCTGCTAACACAGGTGGCGACGGTGGCGGTGGGGGAACACTTGATATAGGAGACTTAGTTGTAACAAATAACGATAGTGGTATCATTATCATGGGTTCATTAGTGATATAATTATAAAACATTAAAAGAGGGTAAAGTATATGGCATTAACAAGCAATAAAAACCTGTTTACTGCTACTACAACTCAAAGGGCAGGTGTTACGCCTACTAAGGAACAGATATTCCTAGATACTAATACAGGTTCAGCCGCTAACGGTTTATTTATTGGTGATGGTTCAGTAGCAGGTGGTAGAGCAGCAGATGTTAGGCCACTAGAAACAAAAAATGCTGATTATACATTTACTAGAGCAGACGAAGCACGTATGATAATTCATACAGATTCTTCTACATATACTTACAAACTACCTACATATTCTGCTGTTCCTTTCCCAGTAGGTTTAACAGAATTACAAGTTATGAATGAAGGTAGTGGAAATATTACTATCGCTACTGATGATGGTACAGTAGTTTCTCTTGTAGGTCAAGGGGTAAATAGTGCCGGTACAAGTGGTACTTTTACCTTAACACAAAACCAAAAAGTATTCTTAAGGCATAGTGCTACACAAGATACGTGGATTGCGTATCAAAACAATGCTACAGGTCCAACTGGACCAACAGGCCCAACAGGGCCGACAGGCCCTAATGGTCCGACAGGTCCTACAGGCCCTACTGGACCGACAGGTCCAACTGGCTCACAAGGTCCTACTGGAAGTACAGGGGCGACAGGCCCTACTGGTGCAGCCGCAGGTTTCGGAACTCCTACTGCATCTACTGGACCAATAGGAGTTTCTTCTTCGGGGCCGGACACAGCAAAGATTTTTGCTTTTACTATACCACAAGGAGCAACAGGCCCCACAGGTCCCACAGGACCGACAGGCCCTACTGGGCCTCAAGGTATTACTGGTTATAGACCGGGGGTTGTTTGGAAGTTTAGTACAACTACAACAGAAGCAGACCCAACATCCGGTTTCTTTAGAGTAGACAACGGAACATTTGCTAGTGTTACAGAAATATATATTGACGAATTGGATGCGGGCGGAGACAACAGAGATACTTTTATTACTACATTTAATAATGTAGGCCAAACTAGAAAAGGTCAATTACACATAGGTAATACAGCAGGTTCAGACATACAAGAGTATATGGTATTCAGAATAAACACAGTAACAGATAATACAGGATGGTGGACTTTAGGTGTAACACCCCTTGCTTCGACTACAACAAGTACATTATCTAATAATACAAAATACTCTTTTACTTTTTCACAAGCAGGTACTAATGGTGCTACCGGCCCAACTGGTCCTACTGGACCAACTGGACCTAATGGACCGACTGGTCCAACAGGAAGTCAAGGTCCTCAAGGAACTACTGGGCCAACAGGCCCTACCGGACCAACTGGTCCGACTGGTGCAGATTCAACAGTAGCAGGTCCTACTGGGCCAACAGGACCAACTGGGCCGGATGGTCCAACTGGCCCTACTGGTAGTACAGGCCCCACTGGACCAACTGGGCCGCAGGGTTCTTTCGGTGGTGCTACATTCAAATATGATTTTGATACTACTACAACAGATTCAGACCCCGGAGCAGGTAAAATAAGATTTGATAACGCTACACAAAACTCTGCTACTGGTATTTACA